AAACAGATTTACCCCAACTGGCCACTGCCGAGTTAGGTTGGAGTGTTGATACTAGAAAATTATACATTGGTAATGGTACCCTGTCTGAAGGTGCCCCAGAAATCGGCAACACAGAGATCTTAACCGAACACAGTAACATACCGGGCTATACCGTTTATACTCAGGCTATTAGTGCTAATACCACAGCGAATTTAGCTTCTGGTATTGTCGATTATAATAAACCAGCTATTTACGTTCAATACGCAGCAATAAGAGATATTGGTACCAGAGTCGGATGGATCAAAATTGCCAGGAATTTGGCTAATGCCGCATCATATAGTATTGATGAAGAATACACCGAAACTGATGGAGTTACAGCGGTGGGGTTAACGTGGGAAGCCATTGGTGTTGGTGGTGGCGGTCCGGGTAGTTATGTTCAATTGGTCGCCAATTTGGATAATAGCACAGGCTTTGCGGCTAACATTCAGTATACAATCAGCACATTATCATTCTAAAACATGTGGAATTTAAGCCCAAGCGAACGTCTTCGCTTTTGGTATGATTTTCGACAAAAACTCAATCATATTTCTTTTGAACAGGCATTAAGAGATACAACACATTTGTGGTCTTATGCACCTTTTGTAAAACATTACCTACATTATCATGATGTATCAAATTGGCCCGGCCCATGGGAATTGGTATACGAAAACACCTACTGTGATCTTGCAAAAGCTTTAGGAATCCTGTATACTTTACATCTTTGTAATCATCGTCCTGAAATGGAAATAAGAATATATAATGATATTTCAACCAAGGAACAGTATAATTTAGTTTGGATTGAAAAAGGAAAATATGTTATTAATTATGTGTTCGACGACGTCGTAAATAAACAACAAATTGAAAACAATATCAAACTAGTAAAAACAATTACAATCAATGAACTAGCAGTAACCGAAATAGAATAAAAAGAGACCGATCAATGACACAGATTCAAGTTACAAAAAGAGATGGACGTAAAGAACCGTTAGATTTAGAAAAAATGCACATGGTAGTATTTTGGGCAACTAAAGACATTGCAGGAGTAAGTGCCAGTGAATTAGAGATTCGCAGTCATCTACAATTTTACAATGGGATTAAAACCAGCGATATTCAAGAAACATTAATCAAAAGTGCAGCAGATTTAATTTCCGAAGATTGTCCGAACTATCAATATGTTGCAGGTAGACTGATTAATTATCATATTAGAAAACAAGTTTACGGCGATTATCATCCAATTAATTTATTGGATCTAGTCAAACGTAACGTAGGACGTGGATTTTACGATAAAGATTTGTTGGCAGCATTTACTGAGGATGAATGGCAAGAACTAAATGCAGTAATAGATCACAATAAAGATTTGAATTTTACTTACGTGGCCATGGAGCAGTGGAGAGGCAAATACCTTGTTCAAAATCGTGTAACAGGAGAGATTTTTGAAACTCCACAAATGGCCTATATTTTAATTGCGGCTACGCTATTTCAAAATTACCCCAAAGAAACTCGATTACAATGGATCAAGGATTATTACAATGCTATATCTAATCACGATATTAGTCTCCCTACTCCCATTATGGCTGGTGTACGCACACCTCAAAAACAATTCTCATCGTGCGTTCTCATTGAGACAGGTGACAGCCTTGATAGTATCAATGCTACTGCTGGTAGTATTGTTAGGTATGTCAGCCAAAAAGCTGGCATTGGAATTGGGGCTGGTCGTATTCGTGCCCTAGGTAGTCCCATACGCAATGGAGATGCATATCACACTGGGGTAATTCCATTTTATAAGCATTTTCAAAGTGCGACCCGTAGTTGCAGCCAAGGTGGTGTTCGTAACGGTGCAGCTACTCTTTATTATCCTATTTGGCATTTAGAGGTCGAAGACCTTCTGGTGTTAAAAAACAATAAGGGAACAGAGGACAACCGTGTTCGTCATATGGATTATGGTGTACAGTTCAATAAACTGATGTATGAAAGACTAGTATCAGGTGGTGACATTACCTGTTTTAGTCCACACGATGTTCCCGAAATGTATGAAGCATTTTTTAGTAATCAAGAAAAATTTAAAGAACTGTATGAACGAGCCGAACGCAATACTAAGTTGCGTAAAAAAACTTACAAGGCAATAGACTTGTTCAGTAAGTTTATGCAAGAAAGAAAAGATACTGGTAGAGTTTATTTGCAAAATGTAGATCATGCTAATACTCACAGTCCCTTTAATGAAGCAGTGGCACCCATCAAAATGAGCAATCTTTGCTGTGAAATTGATTTGCCCACAGTGCCATTGGACGATATCAATGATCCCGACGGTCGCATTGCGCTATGCACCCTAAGTGCTACAAATTGGGGAAATGTAAAAAGTCCTAAAGATTTTGAAAGAATGTGTACATTGGCAGTTAGAGGACTAGATGCACTATTATCTTATCAGTATTATCCAGTTATTGCTGCCAAATATGCAACTGAAGAATTCAGGCCTTTGGGTATTGGTATTATTAATTTTGCATATTTTCTTGCCAAACACGATGTTGGTTACAGTGATCCCCAAGCACTGGAACTAGTAGATGAATATGCAGAAGCTTGGAGTTATTACTTGCTTAAGGCCAGTGTGGACTTGGCCCGTGAACAGGGTCCTTGTAAACGTTGGCAAGATTTGAAATCTGCTCAAGGAATTTTGCCCGTTGACACTAGGAAAAAAGAAGTAGATGAATTAGTGCCGCATGTTGAAAGAATGGACTGGGAAACTTTGAGGCTGGATGCCACAAGATACGGACAGCGTAACGCTACCTTAATGGCACTGATGCCAGCTGAAACCAGTGCACAGATTAGTAATAGTACCAATGGGATCGAACCACCGAGAAGTTTTGTTTCAGTAAAACAAAGCAAACATGGTGTATTAAAACAAGTAGTTCCTGAATATAGAAAATTAAAAAACAAATACGAATTGTTATGGGATCAACGTAGTCCCGAAGGATATTTAAAACTTTGTGCAGTATTACAAAAATATATTGATCAAGGTATAAGCGTTAACACTTCTTATAATCCTCATTTCTATGAAGATGAAAAAATTCCAATGAGTGAAATGTTGAAACACTTATTGATGTGTTATAAGTATGGTACTAAACAACTGTACTACTTTAATACAATGGATGGGCAGGGTGAGTTGGACATAGAAAAGATGGTCACAAAACGTGCAGAATCCGCACCAGAAATAAGCAGCCAAGAAGATTGTGATAGTTGTGTCATTTAAGGAAAAATCATGAGCGTTTTTAATATTACTAATAAAAAGAAACATACCGAGTCATTGGCATTTCTGGATTCAAGTGGACCTGTTAATATTCAAAGATATGAAACTCTAAAATATAGACAATTTGATAAACTTACAGATAAGCAACTAGGTTTTTTTTGGCGTCCCGAGGAAGTTGATTTGCTCAGAGATGCTAAAGATTTTAAAGAACTTACCAGTTTCGAAAAACACATTTTCACCAGTAATCTTAAAAGACAAATACTTTTAGACAGTGTGCAAGGCCGCAGTCCTAACTTAGCATTTTTGCCTTTGGCCACTATTCCCGAATTAGAAACTTGGATTGAAACTTGGGCATTTAATGAAACTATTCATAGCCGCAGCTATACACATATTATTCGTAATGTATATGCCGATCCCAGTGAAATTTTCGACAATTTATTAGAGATCGAACCAATCGTAAATTGCGCTAAAGATATCAGCAAATACTATGATGATCTAATAGAATATGGAACATGGTATAGATTATTGGGCGAAGGGAAACATTCTATTAATAATCGTGAATTAACGATTGACAGGTACGAACTAAAAAAGAAGCTTTGGCTAGCAATTAACAGTGTTAATGCATTAGAAGGTATTAGATTCTATGTTAGTTTTGCCTGCAGTTGGGCATTTGCTGAGTTAAAGAAAATGGAAGGCAATGCTAAAACTATTAAGCTGATTGCAAGAGATGAAAATATTCATTTGGGCAGTACTCAAATGATGATTAAACTGTTACCACAGGATGATCCGGATATTGCTCGGATTCGTGAAGAAACAAAAAGCGAATGTGAAAAGATGTTTTTGGCTGCAGCACAACAAGAAAAAGAATGGGCCGAATATCTTTTTAAAGACGGGTCAATGATAGGTCTTAACAAACAGTTATTGTGTGATTACGTAGATTGGTTAACTTGTAAACGTATGACTGCAGTTGGATTAAATTGTGGTATAAAGCCCGGCAGTAACCCATTGCCGTGGACTGCAAAATGGATTGCCGGCGCAGAAGTACAAGTAGCACCACAAGAGACCGAAATTAGTTCATATGTTATAGGCGGAACAAAACAGGATGTTGATACTAATTCTTTCAAGGGGTTCACTTTATGAAGATAGCCAGGGCAGTATTCATTGCTGGCTATAGAATTAGTCATGCTTGCTTAAGTATGCAATTTGATCACTATTTAAAAAATATAGATGAAACTTACATTATTACCAATTGTGAAGTGCCTTGGTTAGATAAGAACTTAAAAAAATATTTAAACACCGATAAATTTAAATATATTCACGATAATGAATTAATTGCAAAATATCCTTCTTTAAATAATTGGTGGATAGAAAATGATTATAGAGGCAGTTGGTTATTTCAACAGGCTTTAAAAATGGCTGCAATTGATTTTATAGATGCAGATATTTTGATCATTCAGGATCCTGATACATTCTGTATTCAACCTTATAGCTGTTTTGATAATAATAAATTAAAATTTTTTATTTTGCCCAATGAAACTCATAGTCCGGGGTATTATCAAGTGCTTAAAAATGCCTTAGGAATTCCTAGACAAACACCACATTGTTTCGTAACAGAATTTTTACCGACATATAAAGAAGATTGGTTAAAATTAAAAAGCACATTAGAGAAAAGAAATAATAGTGATTGTTTTGATGCTATTATTAACAATGTTCCTTTAGAAAACGGATTGAAGTGGTTTAGTGAATATGAATTTTTAGGAAATTGGACTTTGACCCAGAGATCTGTTGAATTAGTAGAGCAAAAACGATTTCAATATAAAACATTAAACGAATTAGATAACCTGACAAATGAATATAATTGTGTATGCGATGCAGTGCCCAATTTAGATGATTCTATTTTATTTGATTGGCAAACCGAAACAGTAATTGATTTTGAAAATATATTCAATAAAGTAAAAAAATTTTTATGAAACTTAAAGTTTTTAACCCACGTTTACAAATAGATGTATTTGTAGATTGGTTAGGGTATAGCTTTCTAAATGAACATTTCGAATCGAGTGACAGTGTTAACGATGTTCTTGAACAAGATGATATTAAAATAGCCTGCTTACCTGTTTTCTTTGATAGGTATACAGATTTTAAAAATAATCCATTTAACATTGACAAATTTGATTTGATTTTACTAAGCGATGTGGAAGCAAATAATCTTAGTGTCGTAAAAAATTGGATAGCAAACATCAATATAAAAAACTATTTACTCAGCATAGGTTGCTTAGACAATGCAGAATTACAGGAAAACATACTTTATCGACCGTGGTGGAGTTTCAATATTGTAAATCAAAACTCATTCAGTGATGTATTCTTCCAAAATAAGGAGTTTGATTTTGATGTGTTGTTAGGTGCCAGACGTGATCATAGAGATTTTGTAATGGCAAAGATGCAAACTTCAGGATTAATTAGTAAATCTATTGTCAACTACAGATCACTGTTTGAGGGCGTATCTTTGAATGACGTTGTTTTACAAAAAAGAATTAAAGAAATTTTGCAAAATACTCCATTAAATTTTCCATATATTAGTTCAAACTTACAAGAAGATTGGGAAGTAAAAACACCACTTACAAAGGATGTAAGCGACCAAGTTCCGTGGCAAATTTATTCAAAAACAAAATATTCAATTTTGTGTGAAACCATATACAGGGAACCATTTTTTATGACTGAAAAAACCGGAAAAGCGATTTTTGCCAAAAGATTGTTTATAGTTTTTTCTAGTCCGTTGTTTTTAAAAAATTTGAAAAACCTAGGTTTTAAAACTTTCTCAAATGTTATTGACGAAAGTTATGATTTAGAGTTTGATACTGTCGAGAGATTTGAAAAAGCTTTTAGGCAGATTCAATGGTTAGCAGATCAAAATTATGAGTCTGTAATTGCAGAAGTAAAATTAATTTTAGACTACAATCATAATCGATTATTAGAGTATAAAAAAGAAATTGAGGCAAAGATGAAATCTATGGTATATAATACAATAAGGGAAAAACATGTTAACAGTTTATTCAAAAAATAATTGCTCGTTTTGTGTACAAGCAAAAAATTATCTTGCACAAAAAAATATACCATTTACAGAAATAAAAATAGATGAAGATTCTGTAGCCAAGGAGTTTATTCTATCTAAAGGTCATAGAACTGTGCCTCAAATTTATTTGGGAGAAACATTGTTTGTGCAGGGTGGTTATCAAGGTTTGACAAAATTAACTGAAGATCAAATAAAGGAAAAATTAAATGTTACTGAGTAAAGATTATTCAAAAGATGATATTGTGGGTTTCAAAATGGTAAACGGTGATGAGATTGTGGCAAGGATTATCTCTGTCAATATAGATGGCTGGAATGTTTCACGTCCTTGCACCGTTATCCCTGGACCTCAAGGGATTGGTTTGATGCAAAGCCTAATTTCGGCTGATATAAATACAGAAGTAGCTTTAGGACGTCAACATGTAATGTTACATGCTCCCGTGATCAAACAGATGCAAGATCATTATATTCAGACTACTACTGGAATTCAGACAGTCAGTAAAGGTTCTATTTTAACATAATTGGAAAATAATGGCAGGTGGCTTAGTACGAATAGGAGACATTTTAGGTCCCGGGGGATTGGTTATAGGAAATGCCAGTTCTTCAGTCACTGTCAACGGTCGCCCTGTAGCTCTATTGGGTGCTGCATATACCCCGCATTTAGGTTGCAGTCCAAAAAAACCTTTACACTGTTTTGGAACAATCATTGATTTTCCAGGAGGATTAACCATCGAAGGACAGATTCCTTTGACAAAAGGAGGCAAAGGCATCTGTGGCCACGGTATTATGATAGCCAGTGATGATGTGATTAGTCTAGGTGGGGGAGGATTGATAGGCTTGGTTGTGGGAATAGCATTGGGACAATTTGGGTCGGGGTTTAGTGTTGATGCTGCTGGTAATTTTGGAAGTTTTGCAGCAGGTTTTGAAGCTGCCACAGCGCCCATTGCCACAGTGGCAGCTACAGTAGAAAAAAGTCTGAGTTTATTGGGTGCTGCTAAATTGGGTATAACATTATTAAGAAGATAACTATGGCCAGTATTCCAAAACAATATAGCAATTTTCAAAACTTACCGGATAATTTGTTAGGCGGTTTAAGTCCATTACAATTAGCAGCAGCATATTACATGATTCAAGGGCAACAAGTTCCCTTTTTTGTAAATCATGATTGGTTAAGGGCTCTGAGAGTTTATTGCGACAGTGGTATAGTTAATCCTAGACAAGTGGGAGGTTCGGGTCCTGTGGTTGTAAAGGGAGATGATGTATATACTATTGAACGAGCCCCAGACTGCGGTCCTGATGAAACAGAACGCACAGAATTGGTATATAAAGGAAAAATTAACAATTTACCTGTAACAGCATGGCGTAGCGGGTCGGACCTAGTGGTCAGAGGAGGATCTGCAGCAAACGGTGCTGGTGGACCATGGGCAACAGGTGGTATAACTGGGCCAAGTCCTGTTCCTGGTAATTCGGTAGATCAACCCGATCCCTTAGTATCAAACCTGGCAGCAGTTTACTCTATATCACAAGTTGAGCAAACTTATCTACAACAAGTAATTGACAATCCCGAACTTGTTGCAAATAGCGCACCTATCGATTTATTAGGAATAACATAATGGCATTAGACACAGGTAACACTACAAGTCCGGGCCCTGAAATTCCTGCGGGAATAGCTGACCCATTAGCTAATGGTGTAAATTATGGTATAGATGTACCTGCTTTTATTCGTGTGCCTAGTCAAGATTCGATTTATACAGGCAGTCTATCTGCCCATGGTAGTATATTAGCAATGTCGTTAAACGTAGGAAACTACAATATTTTAATTACAGGCGCATCAGAAGACGGAAATAATTCCTATTCTTATATACCTTGGCTTACAGGATACCTTAGGGAGTATTGGAAAAATCCAAAAACCTGTACGTTTGGAGCAAATTCTGCTATACCTGCAATAACTGGAGTAATGCCATCTAGGTTTACTGAAACTCCAGGTAATGCTTTGTACTATATAGATTTGCAAATGACAAGATTAACTGGCAGTAACTATTTTAATAATTACAGTTTTATAAACACATTCAACCAATTGTTAGGTTGGTTAACTAATGCTAACAACTATTTGTTGGCCGTAAATAACAGTGAAAAAAGAAATTTAAGTTATTTTGGAGTAAGTAGCTACCAAGAATTTTTAAGTCAAGGTTTCAATAGATATGCAGAAGGTGTAGCATTAAAAACTGCAATAGCTAATATCGGTACGTTGATACAGCAAATACCGTCAGGTAGATTTGGAACCAGTAACAGTGTAGCAAAACATTTCGTTGATAACGGTTTAGGCGCTATTGGAGACTTAAGTGTAAAAATACAGGCAGCTGGCATTAATTATGCAGATATTTTAGATCCTATCTATACCAGTCAACTTGATGTTATTTTACAGTCTATAAACAATAAAGCAGATTTGTCTACTATTCAAACTGTTTTGCGTAGTAAGGTTCCAAACTTAACTAATGCACTTGATTTCACTAGTATCTCAGTCGTAAGTGGCAGACCCAATGATAGCGTGTTTACAAGCTTTGCAGAATTCGGGAAAGATTTATATCAAAAAACTCCCAATTTTAACATTACTAGTGGACAAGAACTATCTGAGCTAATAGATACTGTTCTAAATCAAGCCACGCAAAACGTGGAAAATTTGGCGACCAATTCTAGCTTACTACCAGAAGATATAATCGACAGTTTTAAATCCTTTTTACCAAAAACACCAGATGGTGGCCCTGCGTCTATTTTAGATGTGATAGGTTGTGCAAGTGGTTATCTAATAGAATATTTAAATGAGGTAAATCAAGGACTGGACATAATAAATAAATCATCTTATGGTCCACAAATACATTCTGCATTAACACAGATAGCAGACACTTATAAAATATATAGCGATGCACTTTTCAATAGTTGGACAGAGGTAGGAAATCCATCTGTAGGCCATACTGGTTTTATACAATTACCTATAGATGTTAGAATCACTCAAAATTATGATCAGGCTGTGCAAAACTATTTCAATTTACTGAATCAATTGTCCCAAGATGCAGTTTATAAAAATATTGTGCAAACAATTAATCTTAATTGGGATTTTC